GTATTATTAATATTAATATACATTGTGTCAACATGGTAAAAAACACTCAAAGTAGTAAGTCAAAGTTGGGACAATTTTATACAACAAATTATAAATACATATTAACAAATTTAAGTATACCAGAAAGTACACTCAATATCATTGAACCATTTGCAGGGAATGGTGATATGTTGCAATTTATAGAACCAAACGAACAAGAGAAATACAATATTGAATGTTATGATATTGATCCAAAAAAAGACTTTATAACACAAAGAGATACGTTAAAGAACCCACCAGAATATGAAGGAAAGTTTGTTCTTACAAATCCACCTTATTTAGCGAGGAATAAATGTGAATCTAAAGAATTATTTGATAAATATGATGTCAATGATATGTATAAATGTTTCATTGTCAATTTGGTAGAAAATAAATCTGATGGTGGTATTATTATAATTCCTTTAAACTTTTGGAGTTCTATAAGAAACATGGATGTTCAATTACGTAAGAAGTTTTTGAAAGTTTATAACATTATACATATTAATATATTTGAGGAACAAGTATTCAATGACACATCATATACAGTATGTGCATTTCAATTTCAAAAACGAGAAGAATATGATGAAGACATTAATAATAGTATATGTGTTGAGTTCTTCCCTTCACGAGAAACAATTAATTGTGTTTTGAATGAAGATAATAATTATACAATTGGGGGTGAAATTTATAAGCTTCCTTTACAAAACACATACAAAATATCACGATTGATAAAGGGTAATAAAAAAAATACGAATTTATTAGCAAAATGCATAGATGATAATGCGAATAGTATGATTGGAATTAAATATGTTAATGATGACGGTGTGTTTTATGATGAAACTCCCAATAAAAGTGCAAGGACTTATGCTACTTTAACAATTGAACCAGAGATATCAGTCGAAAGACAAATATTTCTTGCAACGGAGTTCAATTCTTTCCTCAATAAGCATAGAAAAAAATATCATTCATTGTTTATGGCAAATTATCGTGAAAGTAATAGCATAGCAAGAAAAAGAATATCATTTGATTTATTGTATTCAATTATTGGTTATCTACTTACCAAAGAAGATGATTAGATTAAAGATTAACAATTATTAACAATTAATGTTTCATACCATGAAACAAATGTGTGCATATCTCCACAAAAAACTTTATTTTTTACTTGTGTATATCTACGTTTAGATAACAAATATTGAAAGTGTTTTTGGCGATTATGACATTGATCGCCATCAAGAATATTCACAAAATAAGTATTTTCATTATTTGTTTCTATAAGATGTTCAAGTTGGCACTTTACAAAATGATATACTTCACGCAATGTTCTTGTCTGAGCACCTCCACTATCACATACCATTTTGAGATTATAATAAATTGTATTGTTGTTAATAAATTGTATTCCATCAAAATCCTCCGTCCATTCAAAACCATCATCACTTGACATTGGTTTTGAATTTTCACGAATATCGTATGTATCAAGTCTAATACGTGCAGAAGTCTTAGGACATTTTGTTTGTGTAATTTTTTCTACTACTTGTCTTTGATACATTTCACATTCATTATTCTTTCCAGTTTTATACCATGATTGTTCTTTACGCCACACCTTGGTTTGTTGAGACGATGGAATGAGTGATACATTTGATGAAGAAGGATAATTAGGTAATACGTTTCTCATACATACTGTAAATGTATTTAATGAAGATATATTTGATTGTCTAACAGTATTAATTGTTTTACTTACTGCCATCTTACAAAAATAATTATTAATATATAAATATTGTAATCTTATAAATAGTATATTTTTCAAATTTTATAATCATACTCCAAAAACTATATTAAAGTTTTATTACACACAAAATGAAATATACAATATACAAAATAGAATGAAAGTATATGTAAATAATGATTTGTCGTCTCAACATGAATGGTGTGTATCTTATGGGAAATATTATAAAATAAAGTATGATGAAGATGCACTTGGTATTGAATATAGTAATATAAATGTTGAAAGTATTGATATTGTCTATAATAAAAATAATAAAATATTGCAATATTTTCCACATGGAACATTTGAATGTTCAGAATGTAAAAAAATAAAAAATGTTTGTAGCAAAAATAATATATGGATTTTGTCTTACATACGTCCAGAGTTTTATTCAAATATATCATATTGTGAAGAATGTAAAATCAAATATTATCTAGAAAACCCACATATCAAACTTATATATTTTAGACAATTCAAATTTAATGATGATAGTATCAAAGGTTTAAGAGAGAAAGCATGTGAAAAAGCAAAAATGCAAGAACGACATGCATTAAATACAATTCGTCCTTACATAATACATTGGGCATTTCGTTTTAATGGTCCATGCTATCGTGTTGCAAAACGGCGTTTTCAGAAGAGAATTGAGTTACTTGAGAGTAATAAGTAAAAGTGAAAAAAGAAGAATGACTAATACATTTTTTATATCAATATTACATAAATATAAGATGGTGGTAAAACCAGATAATGTTATGGAACTTGTAGAAACAGGAAGCAAATTGATGTTTGATATTCATATTTCTCCGAAGTCATGGGTTCTTCCTAATCGTGTTAAATTCACCAATTGGATTGATGAGACATTCAAATATGATGCATTAAGTTTTAGCAATAGTGCACTAAAGACACAAAGGACCAAGCAAAAAGCAAAAGATTCACAAAACGATGCATGTGGTTCAAAGAGCGATAGTATTGAATTATTCTCACATCAAAAATTCATTAAAGACTATATACAATTTGATAGTCCTTATAGAGGTGTCTTAGTATATCATGGTTTGGGTGTAGGTAAAACATGCAGTGCGGTTGCCGCAGCAGAAATTCTTTTAAAAAACATGAATGTCACAGTTATGCTTCCAGCATCACTTAAACCGAATTTCATTGATGAGATAAAAAAGTGCGGAAGTGTGTTTTATAAACTAAAGCAAAATTGGATTTTTATTCCACGAAAGGATATACAAGGTCTTGAAAAAGAAGTATATCAACATATTCCTATAGATATATCATTAATAAACAAGAATGAAGGTTTGTGGGTGCCTTCAAGTAAAAGTCAGTCAAATTACAATTCTCTTTCAGAGAAAGCACAACTTCAAATCAAAGAGCAAGTTGATAGTTTGATAAAAAATCGTTTCAATTTTGTGAGTTATAATGGTCTTCGTCGTTCACATCTTGAAGAATGGACTAAAGGAGGACGTAATCCATTTGATAATCAATGTGTTATTGTTGATGAAGTCCACAATTTAGTGTCCAAAATAGTTAATGGACGTCAAATAGGACAAGCAATTTACAAACTTCTTATGACAGCAAAAAATTGCAAGTTAATTCTTCTATCAGGAACTCCAATTATCAATTATCCTTTTGAAATTGCATATGTTATTAATCTTTTAATGGGTCCTCGTATTACATATGATATTAAAGCAACAAAAACATCAACTTTCAATATTGAAGAAATAACTCGTGTGCTTTCAGAAAGTCCATATGTAGATTACTTTACATTTGATGAAAATGCAAAATCAATAAATTTAGTAATGGTTCCAGAAGGTTATAAAATAACGGATAAGAAAAACAATTTGATAAGTAAAGACCTCAAGCAACTTACCAAACTTGAAATGTATAATGTAATAGCATCTGACTTGAAGCGTATTCATATAGAAATTATGAAAAAGACTACTAAAGATGAGAAGGCAATGCCTGAAGAACAAGAGGAATTTAATAAATATTTTATTAACTTTGCCACTAATTTAGTAAATAATCCAAAACTTTTCATGAAACGCATTCTTGGTGCAGTATCATTTTACAGTACATATTCACCAGAATTATATCCATCTGTATCTAAAAATGATGTTGCTATAGAAATGAATGAATTCCAATTTCCAATTTATGAAGAAGCACGTGCTAAAGAAATAAAGAAGGAATCACAATCTAAAAATAAATCCGATGGTGGAGATAATCCTTTTGCAAGTTCAGGACAAGTATATCGTTTTTATTCACGTGCTATTTGCAACTTTGTATTCCCTGAAGAGATTAAGCGTCCATTTCCAAGCAAATCAAGTTTTACAAAAAGTGAATTAGATGTTGCAGAAGATGATGAAGATATATTCATGAAAGAAGGTGTATCTACAAAGAAATCAGCAAAGGCAGCAGAAAGGGACGAGTATTTAGCAGCTCTCAATAAAGCGCTTCACGATTTGTCGGTTGATATGCATAGCAAAGATTCATATCTAAATGAAAATAATATTGGCAAATATTCTCCAAAATTCAAGGCAATTTATGATAAAATAAAGAAGAATACAGGAAATACCCTAGTGTATTCACAATTTAGAAAAGTAGAAGGTTTGGGTATACTTGGATTGATTCTTCAAGCAAATGGATATGCTGAGTTTAAGGTAAAAAAACTCCCAAATGGTGATTGGGACCTTGATATTTCTGAAGAAGATTATAATAAACCAAAATACACAATGTTCACAGGAAATAATGAAGAATCAAAAATGCTCCTTAAAATATTCAATTCTGATTTTGAAACTCTTCCAGAAAATATCAAGTCCAAACTTCCATTAGTTATGACAGATAATTCTAAAGAAAAAGTCAACAATTTACATGGAGGACTTATTAAGGTTATTATGATTACTCAATCAGGTGCCGAAGGTATTTCACTAAAGAATGTAAGACAAGTGCATATTGTTGAACCATATTGGAATCAAGTGCGTATGGACCAAGTAATTGGTCGTGCAGTGCGTACATGTTCTCATGTAGAACTTCCATCTTCTGAGAGACATGTAGATGTGTATACATATTATACAATATTTCCCGCAGAATTAGTAGCAAAGTCATTTACTCTTAAAACAAAAGATAAAAGTTTGACAACCGATGAGTATATTTATCGTATTGCAAAACGTAAAGCAAACATTATAAATTCAATTTTAGACCTTCTTAAAAAAGCAGCAGTTGACTGTGGTATTAATGCCAAAAAACATAAGAATGTTAAATGTTTTACATTCCCAACAAACATGAGTAAATCATCTCTTTCATATAATCATAATATTCGTGATGATATGTTGGATTATCAATATGATGTTGGACTAATGGATGTTCAATGGAATGGACAAATCTACAAAACAAAAATAGGAAATTTCCTAGTCAATACGATTGATAATAGTGTATATGATTATGACTTGTATGTGGATAGTGGTAAACTGGTCAAAATAGGTACACTTCGTAAAGAGAAAGGGAAAGTGAGTATAGTAAAGAGCAAAAATGTATAATATATTATTTACAAAATATTAGCGTCGATTATTTTTGCGTCATCTATTATCATTTCTAATTTCATAGAAATAGTGTGTTGAAGTGAGTTGTTTAAAATGCGTCCATTTGGTAGAGTTTCAGGTGCACAAAAATCAACTTGGTCATTATATAAATTAAGTGTATTAATAAGATTATTATCTACTACATAACGACCATTAACCTTATCAAATGATCCTGGTGCTTGAATATAGAATGTTCTAAAGAATCCACTATCATTTGCACTTCCAATTTGTTTTATTTCATGTCCTTGTGGTCTATTAATGAAGTCATTAAATTGTTTAATATAAAAGGTATTGATATTGTTATCTAACTGTGTCATGTTATGGTCTTGAAATAGAACGTTATCACCTACAAAAAATTCATTTTTATCAAAATAAACATCACTAACAATTTTCAAGTATTGTACATTGAATGCTTCATATTCTACTTTAAACAATTTGTATGAATCCGCACTTGTATTTAATAATTCACCATTCGGTTTTAGCAAAGAAACAGAAAGTTTTCCAAAAGAAGATAATGGAGTTGGATAGAATTTCTTTTTTTCATGTTGCATAGGTTTTAATATAATATATCCTCTTCCATTAGGTGCTTTGTAAGATTGTTCGTATATCAATTTACAAAAAGCTTTTCTCACAGAATCATTAGTTCCATCATATACATCTTCAAATTCTGCAATATTTAGAATGATATAAGGATATGCAAAACTAAAATTATAATTGAAAGTTGTTTTAAGATTTTGTAAGGTCGAACTAGTTCTTTCAATAATTTCTTCAGGGATTACTACTTTTCCCACTTTGATTGAGTCTATGTTTCTATATTTTTTTTGTAAATCATTAGAATCAGATAAAGAATTTACAGAATACTTATATCTCATTGTTTCAATATTCCAGTTTCTATCTGCACTATTTATGCTCAAGTATCTCTCAACCTCTTTGTGTTTATTATTTCGTGGATTAATGAAATTTTCACTTGTAAGAAAAGGTGTATCAATAGTATTTGTCATATCATTTTGAAATGGTTTAATATCCTTACTTACACCATTACCGAGTAATTCAGATGTAAAAGGTTGACTAAAGAACGACTTTGGGTCTTGATTTTCTATAGAATTTAACCTATTTGTTTGGTCATCTAAGATGAGTCTATTCATGACAACATCTTGAGATAAAGCATCATCTGTAAAAGAAGGAATATTTATATTTGGATCAACTTTTGGTAATACACTATCTCTATCATGTTGAAAGGAATTCAATCTTTTTTCAAAGTCATCTGCACTTTCTGGAGTTACTGTGACTTGTGGTGATACTCTAGTAATATCTGGTCTGACTTTGGGAACACCTCCATTGACTTGTATTTCTCTATCAGTAATTAGTTTATCAAGAGATAAATTGTTAACTTCTAAAGCATCTTTTTTAAGATAAGGATTGCCTTCCGGTATAAGTTCATTGATATTAACTTGTCTATTTCCATAAATCATAGCATCCCTATTTAAAGATGCAAGATTTGGTTTTTGTGCTTCAAGTAATTTGGATTTTTCTAGATAATATTCTTTCAAATCTGACAAAACCATAACATTGAGTTCTCTAAAATTTTTATTACTACCTTCATGTTGAGAATATACGTCATTCATTTTGGAATATACCATTTTCTTTAATGCTTTTGGGTTTTCAATAGTATCAATTATAATGTAATGTTTATCTTTCATGTAATTTGTGAAAATATTGATAATAAGTTTCATGTTTTCCTTACTATAAAAGTCATAGTTAAGAGAATTTTGCATCATTCTATTATAACTTATTTATAATTTATTTCGCTTAAATATACATACAGATAATTCAACAATGCAATACGGCAATATACTACAATTTAACAATAATGATAACTATACAGAAAATGCCGTTATAAGACCACCAAAAGAATATATGTTTTATGAGAATGCAGGAAGAAAATATACAAGAGTTGTAATAGATAGTAAAGACCGTGATTTAGTAAAGTTTCCAAATCCTAATGATTATGAAATAACCTTAGATGATGATATAAATAATATTGTATCTGCACAATTAATGTCAGCAGACATTCCATTTCCATCCTATATAATTAACACCAACTTTAATACTTTGAGGGTTATTACAACAGGAACAACATATGATGTTATTTTATCAAATGGAAACTACTCAGTTACAGAACTTGCAAGTCATATTCAAGAAAGTATAAATACAACTACTAATACTTCCAACTTTGTTGTGGAATATGATACACGAACTGATAATTTCCATTTCAAGTCGTATGTTCCATTTGCATTAGATTTCAGAATTGCTAATCCTCTAAGTATGCTATTAGGATTTAATAAAAAAGCATATATATCATCAAATAATTCTATATATGCACCTTATTCTCATAATATAAAAAGTGAGTTTCGTAAAAATTTCAATTACAATAATTATGTGCATATGTTAATAGACCAATTTGAATTAAACAAGGGAAATACAAAATGTATTAATCAATCATTTGCAATTTTGTCATCTCAATCAAATTCTCTTGCTTTGGTAGATGGACCACATGTCAAAAAGTATTTTTTACCACCTTTGGGAAAGTTTAACAAATTTAAAGTCAAGTTTCTTGACAGATATGGTAATCTGTATGACTTTCAAAATCAAGATCATAAAATTGAATTACTTTTGATAAGTATTCACCACCAAAAGAAATAAAGTGAAAGACATATAAGATGGTTAATTATGATATTGAGAAAGAATGTCTCTAATAGATGAAAAAGAAGAACTGTTGAAAGATTTTAAAAAAAAGGTCAAAGACCTTGTAATTTACTATAATATGGAACACAAAGATATTATTAATGTTATACATGACACATTATTAGATGAAGCTAACAAATTGCCTAAAATTCAGGTTTTATATAATGTAAAATATGGTGGTTTTGGGTTAAGTCCAACATTCAAACAGTTTATCTCTACAATATCTAATGAAAATACTGAATATGAAGATACTCAAAGCATTCTTATACCAAAGAACTCATCTGTAAGATATTATTACAAAGAACGCATACATCCTATTAGATTTATAAGACCGTTTGCTCTGAAAATGCTTGAAAAATATCCTTCGTTATTTGATATTATTTACTTGTATGAAAAATACAAATTATCGTATGGTATGAAGTGGGTTGATTTAGTCATCAACCGTAGAAATGAAATGGAGAGAGTTGAACAAAGAATGTGTATTCTTCAAGAATATGTTCATGATACATCAAAACATGGGGATAAAGTTTTAGGAACACAAATGTATTCAATACAAAAAGGCGATACTTTTTACAATTGTGCAAATAGTCCCTTCTTTAAGTATGAAGGATTCACAAAGGAATCATATGAACAAGGAATTAAGTATCTTGAAGAATACATATCGAATATAGACAATAATGAAAACCTATACAGAAAAAATGCAATTGACTTGGTAGGTAATATAGTTTTTGATGAAATGATATCATTTTTGCAACAAAAAACAATCAAAACAAAACAAACAAAAGATATTCAATTTAATGATAAATATTCATTTGCTGAAGCTCTTAAAGAACACGTAGAAGGAGATATAGATGTATGGGAGTATCAAAACTCTTTTTGTCGTGAAACAATTGCTTTTCTTTTATTCAAAAGAGAGCAACATATTAAGGAATGTGAGAACAATAACGTAATGAATACAAATGTATTTGATTATGTTAAAGAAAAGCAATGTATTGTAGTAGATGAAGAAACAAAGGAGGGTGTTCTAAATCAATTTGAACTTCAACTTGCAAGTGATACATATTGTAGTTTGAAAATAGATGAAGTTCCTCAAATATTAGATTGGAGTATTGGAGACTATGACGGTTTAGAAAATATAAACTTGATGTAGTGTTAGTTTAACTTCAGCGGAGTGTAAAGAACATCTCTAATTTTGTTGATTTCGGCATCTGTTTTCATTTTTTCACAAACAACATCAAAGTCAATGTCTTTGCACATTTGTGTAAGAAAAACTTGTGAAAAAACACCACATTCTGTGTTTCCAAATTGTTTTTGAATTTTATTATATCTTAATGCAAATTTATCGGCATCTTTTTTATTAATCAAGTCACGCACTTGTGTTTTTATATCTTTCATGAATGACAATACTTCTTTTGTTGGAGGATATGCAACTGAATCATAGTAATATGCTCCAAAGTTTGTGTTTTTGGGATTTAAATTACAATAAAAAGACACCCAATGTGAACCTGGTTCATTGTGTTTATCAAGATTCAGTATCATTGCAAAGCGACTTTTTTTTTGGTTTTTTAAGCACTTTTTAACTGTAAAGTCACACATGACATCAGAAACACAATTACCATTTTCATCTTTTTCTTTGAAATCAATGGGGAATACACCTAAAAAGTTAAAGTCTTTATATTTTTCTTCATATTGTTTCATAACTTTAAGTATATCATATGTATTTAACCATGTCTTTGGATTGTCATACCATTCTTTAGGTTTTAATGGTCGTAATGCATCATTTAAAACTTTGCTTTTAGTTTGTTGAGACACAAAATCTTGTTGAATCCAACAATGTTGTGCATTACCGCATATTGTTTCAAGTTCTTTTTGAAGTGCTTTTAACAATTTATGTTTTTTTTGATTAAGTTTTATGGTGTGCATTTTTATTCTTTCTTGTGGTGATTTTGGTTGAACTTTAATACTTTTATTATAGTCTTTAGCAATATCATGAAGTTCATCTGCGGAAAAACATGTATTATCATTTTTTCCCATATCAAAACGACTTGGAGAGCAATACAATTTGTCTTTATCGTCTTCATTTCCACCCTTTTGTTTCTTATATTTTTTCTCCTTTTTATCGGTCTTTCGCATTTTATATAATAAGATAGATTAATGAAATTAAGTATAAAATAGTATATTGTGTATGGTGTATATATTTATTTGCGTTTTCCACCCATCATGGAAGGTTGTGAAGTGCAGTAAGTTTTACTTACAAAGAAGTATATCCAATAAAATGGACCAAAAAACATAGCTATCAAAAGACCTATTGTCTTTTCACTACTGCTACCTCCACGCCCAAAGCAAACAATGGATGTAATGAATGCAACTAGTCCTATAAGCAACCATATTAAAATTATCAAAAAAAATACACCCACACCAGTTGCAGAAACTTCAATTGCTTTTACTTCTTTTTCGGATTCCTCTTTTGGAGTATACGGTTCGAATCTCATACTTTATAATATATATTACTAAAAATAAAATTATATACATTGAATACTAAAATTATTAGTCAACTTTACGACTATACATTTTTTCAAATTTGACAAATAATAAAGGTATATGTTCATCCATAAACTTGGCAAATGTATCAATATTCTTCATGACAATGTTATTATTTTTACATTTGTCTTCAAAAATTTGACAAATGTCTTGAATATTTGTTTTTTGTATAGAAGAAGTATGTTGATGTAAAGGTTCGCTTTTAGAAGGGATTTTTGCTTTTGATTTATTGACAAGATACTCTATGAAGAGGTTTGGGTCTGCCATAAATTCCTAATTTAAAGGCTTGTTAAGTATATTTTTCAAACAACGAAAAATAGTTAAAAAAGATTTGTCTTATAAATATAATGGCGCAAACTTATAAGCGCGGCGAGTTTTGCAATTACATAACACAGTTTAAGGTGGAGAAGGGGAGTGAATTTACACATACAAGTATTATAAAACCTTCAGGAGCCTTCTACATTCCTACACAAGAAATGGAAAAATTCTATTCTCTTTACACAAGAGCATTCTCGTCGGGTGAAGATCTTTATTTAACGGAAAAGCATCGAGATATCTCGCCATTCCTTATTGACTTGGATTTTAGATTTGAAAAGACAGAAAATCTGGAGAGAAAGTATACAAATAGTGATGTTCAATCAACTATTAAATTATACATGCAACATATTCAACAATATGTTGAATTATCAGACAATACAATGATATATTTATTAGAAAAACCTTATCCATCAGTTGAGAAAGGACTTATCAAGGATGGAATTCATATTATAATTCCAGATATTGTGACAAAACCGTGTATACAACATATTGTTCGTGAACATGTTTTGAAAGAAATAGAACATGTTTTACAACATCTAAATCTTCAAAATAGAATAGAGGATGTAGTAGATGAAGCTGTTATTGAAAGAAACAATTGGCAAATGTATGGAAGTACCAAACCAAATTGCACAACATATAAAGTGACAAGACAATATTGTTGGGAAAAAGTTTCAGATAGTCTAATTGATTTAAAGATTGACATGAATGATAATTATCATATCAACATGGTAAAGGAATTGTCTATTAGAAACAAATTTGATGCAACACCAATAAAAATTGACAAAAGAGAGGAGTTACAGGAGTATGAAAAGGCACATCAAAAGAAAAAGAAACCTAAAATGAATCCAGCACTTCAATCATCTCAAAATAATAAGAAGAATGTTGTTGATAATTTAGAACATATTGAAAAGGTGGCATCTGTTTTAAGTGAGGAACGTGCAAACAATTACAGTGATTGGATAAGAGTAGGTTGGTGTTTGAGAAACATTGATTTTAGACTCCTTCCATGTTGGATAGAGTTTAGCAAAAAATCACCTAAATTTCAAGAAGGGGAATGTGAAAAATATTGGAATTACATGCGAGATGATGGATTGGGAATTGGAACACTTTATATGTGGGCTAAGCAAGACAACACAGAAGCATATGAAGAGATAATGAAAAATGATATTTCCAATTTGATTTATCAAAGTCGTAATGAAACACACTTTGATATTGCTCGTGTAGTGTATTTTATGTTTAAACATTTATATGTTTGTGCAAGTATCAAATCTACATTTTGGTATGAATTTAGAAATCATCGTTGGGTTCCTTGTGATAGTGGTTATACTCTAAGTAATAAACTTTCAACAGATGTATTTAGGAGATATAGCACTGCTGCAGCAACTTATCATACAAGGGCCGCTTCAACAGAAAGTGAAACAGAGCAATCTATTTTCACTGAAATAGCAAAAAAACTTACAGCCATTACTACTAAACTAAAGACGGTAGCATTTAAGGAGAACATTATGAATGAATGTAAGAGATTGTTTTATATTGAGAAATTTGAAGAAAAACTTGATTCAAAATGTCATTTGGTTGGTTTTGAGAATGGTGTCTATGATTTAGATGCACAAGAATTTAGAGATGGCAGTCCTGAGGACTATATATCTTTCTCAACAGGAATTAATTATATTCCATACAATCCAAATCATCAATTTGCTATTGAAGTTCAAACCTTTTTGAAACAGGTTCTTCCCAAGGACCACATTAGACAATATGTTTTAACTCTTTTTGCAAGTTTCCTGAATGGACATATCAAAGAAGAACGATTTCATATATGGACGGGCTCAGGATGCCACGCTATTGATGCTCCAATCATGATGTTTGATGGTTCTACAAAGAAGGTTCAAGACATCCAAGTTGGAGAACAACTCATGGGAGATGATAGCCAACCAAGAAATGTGCTTCAGTTGTTTAGGGGACATGCAGACATGTATGAGATTATCCCAACAAAAGGAGACAAGTTCGTTGTGAATGGTGATCATATACTATCGTTGAAAATCACCAATACTCAAAGTATGTATTGGCGCAAGGAGAGGAACTGCTGGTGTGTAGCATGGCAAGAGTTTGATAGAGAAAGGTTCATAGTGAATAAGTCAAAGAACTTCAAAGAAGAAACTGAAGCAATGACGTGTTTCCAAGGTCTAAAAAACAACACCAATGTATGCAAAAAAGGAGATGTTATTGACATAAGCGTCAAAGATTTCTTGGCAAACAAAAAACGATTGGGAGAAAGGAACTTCAGTCTATACAGACATGCTCTTGATTTCCCCTCGCAAGCTGTGGAAGTTGATCCTTGGTTTTTGGGTTATTGGTTGGGCAATGGTCATAGTAATATGTCTTTCATAACAACGATGTTTGAAGAAGTTGTCAATAAGACTTCAAGTCTTTATGAAGATGAACATGACATCAATGTATATGTCAAGCCCAACAACAAGGCTGTCACTTTGGGAATAACAAACAATAAACACGGAGATTGTTTCTGGAAGAAGTTTGTCAATTATGGACTAAAGGACAATAAACATATTCCTAAAGAGTATTTGCAGAACGACAAAGAAACAAGACTACAACTACTTGCGGGTATTCTTGACAGTGATGGACATTATCAAGAGGCAAGTAATCAATATGAACTTACATTTGAGAATGAACAACTCATAGACGACACAATTTACTTGGTAAGAAGTCTTGGTTTTGCTTGTTATAAACATAAGAAAACTGGAACTTGGACACACAAAGGTGTCAAAAAGTCTGGCATTTATTACAGAATTCAAATTGTTGGAGATGGTATTGAAAACATCCCATGTGTTCTGCCATTCAAGAGAGCACAACCAAGAAGGAAAAATAAAGATGTCCAATGTGTGAGTTTCAATATCAACCGTGTGGAGGATGGAGACTTTTACGGATTTGAGTTGGATGGAAATCATAGGTATTTGATGGAAGACTTTACGGTTCAACATAACTCCAATGGAAAGAGTAAGATAATTGACTTGTTTGAACAGGCATTTGGAGAATATTGTTGCAAATTTGCGGTGACACTTCTAACGCAAAAGCGAGCGGCATCAAATGCTGCTACTGCTGAAATTGCAAAATCTAAAGGAAAGCGTTTTGGAGTTCTTCAGGAACCAAGTGAGGATGAGAAGATGAATGTTGGTTTAATGAAAGAGTTGAGTGGTGGTGATAAAATCCAAGCTCGTGCTCTTTTCAAAGAACCAATTGAGTTTAAACCACAATTCAAACTTGTACTTACATGTAATCATTTACCAAATGTTCCATCTGATGATGGTGGTACTTGGAGACGTATTCGTGTGGTGGCATTCACTTCTCGTTTTACTAGCAATCCTGACCCAGAAAAAGAAAATGAATTTCCAATTGATACAGAATTGTCAATGAAATTCCCTGATTGGAGAGAGCATTTTATGGCTCTTTTAGTTGAAATGTATAAATCATATGTTGAACATGGTATTAAAGAACCAGAGGAGGTTATGGAGTGTACAAAAGAATATCAAAGAAATAATGATTATTATATGGACTTCTTTGAGAGTGAACTTGAGAAACATGATATGAGTTTCTTATCAATTAGTGATGCTTTTGCATTATTTAAGACATGGCAAAAAGATAATATTCCAACATTAAAAATTAATAAGAGTGCATTTGTTTCAGGACTTGCAAAAATATGTGGAAAAGCAATAAAGTTCAATAGCACAGAAGGATGGAAAGGTTTTCGTATAAAACCATTCAATGAAGGTTATGGTGGAAATGATGAGCATGATGACTTATAAAGTATGCAATAATTTTTTTATGAATATCAATAAAAATTTGATGTTTATGTATTTAAGAAACCTTGAATGATACTTAAAAATATCAAATATATATGTATAATACAATAAAATGAATAACACAGAAATTGTTGAAAGAAGTTTCCAAACAATTATTGAAATGTTGAATGATAGACAAACTGATATTGGAAATATTTCTAAAGATGCTGGAAGAGAGATTGTAGAAAGTTTTTTGAAAAGTAATAAGGTTTTATTTGAAGTAATTATAAATAAAGTCAAAATAGTGTATTCACTTTCTTCGAAATCAAAATGGGTGGAACTCAAAAAATTGTTTGAAGATAGTGAACCTATGGATTTATACATTCTAGTAGCCAAAGAAAAGTTATCACAAAATAATTCAAAAATGTTGACAACATTAAAAGTAAACCTTCAAATATTTGACATTAAGCAACTACAATTCAATATTTCAAAGCATGTGCTTGTTCCAAAACATGATATAATTCGCGACGAAAAAGAAATAAAGTCAATAATTGAAAGATTTTCTTTGAAAAGTAAATATCAACTTCCCATTATTTTGAAAACCGATGCAATGGCAAAATATCTTGGACTAAAAAATGGTGATATTGTTAGAATTACAAGAGATAGTCCAACATCAGGAGAATATGTAATATATAGATGTTGCATTTGAAGGTCAAAAAATAAAAAAATTTCTTATTTGTATATAAATACTAATGGATTATGATACATTGTTCAGAGGAGAAAAAGTTGTATATTATGCTGATGCAATTCAAGGATATGAAGCCCCTGATACTTTTCAAATTAATGTGAATATTGATGGTTTCTTAACAACACCAACAAGTGTTGATGTGCAAAAACAACCACGTTCTTTGGTAAAACAAGCTATTGAATCACAAAATTCAAGGACACAACTTGATATAAAACAAGGAACATGGGATAATCCAAATGAGGATTCTATATTTATTAGACCTACAAATTCAAAGATAACAACAACTAGTTTTCAGAAACTAATGCGTTCATTATATACTATACACAATCTATCACCTTTACAGAAGATTGATAAAGACCATGATGTGGCTGAGAATTATTTAGAAGCTATTGTGGCAAGTATCGCATTTTGGAGATACGCAGAATTCAAACCATTGTTATCATCTTGGTTAAGTGCTAATAGAAGCAATACAAGTAATCCTTTACCAGATGGTTTAAAACTTGCAATTGAAAAACTAGTTAGCATTATAGGGGGTGCTGAAAGTGGTGTTTTAGCTGAACTCACTAATGCATGTTCAAAAGTGCTTGATGAATTAATTTCTAAAAAAAGTCAATCATTTCTTCTTCACGGTCTTGTTGAAGGCGATTTTACTAAAACAATTTATTTCAATATTCGTGAAGTAATGTATCATCAATTCTTTCCAAAAGGATTTGAAAATTTGGATGATAATACATATTCATATTTGAAACGCCTTTTCGTATCATTATTTATTCACACATGCTACCCTTACATTCACTTTTTGTATATTAAAGGAATGATGAATTACTTCAAGAAACGTGGAGATTTTGTTAATATGCGCATATCTGCTCTTGCCAAAATTGCTTTTGTTACTAATACATTGAATAAAATTAATAGCATTGGATTATCATCTAGTGATGGTCGTGTAATGTTTGACACATTATCAGATAATGCTCAAATGAACTACAATCAACTTATTAAAAACATGTTGATTTCAATAAATAATTACTTTGCTAAATTAAGCAATGTTGACTTTAAAGGAGAAACAAGTCTTAAAGAAATAGCAATAGAACTCCATGAAAAATCTAAAAAAGTCGTTTCACAATCAGAGGAAATAGATAACTTGAAAAAGAAGATTAATACTACTCAATTAGATATTCGTTCATATGCAAGTCTTCACAGTAGTATTACACAAGAATACAAAAAAGAACAGTTAATGTATTATGTATTTGTTGCTGTTATATTTGTAATCACAATTGGTTCATGTCTTGTGCTAGTATTTAAACCAAGTTTTGCACCAATAATATCAATGATAATGGCAATTGCAATATGTGCTCTTTTTATTATTTGGATATTTATACCACTTGTCTTCTATTTTACAAAAAAAGATAAAATGAAAGTGTAAAGAAAAAATTCTTACCTAAAATAAATATTGAAATGACAGAGGTGCAAAATGAATATGTCATCAACAGGAAAAAATACTTAGATAATACACATTATCTAAATGATTATAATGAAATTTATAATACAAATACTTATCTTGATGATAAGACAAGTACCGAAGTGCAAAGACTTGATCAAATTTATGGACGTATGCGATCAACATTACTGCGTATTAAACAAGAATACATGTTAAAAAAATTTGCAATCAGTGAAATTAATTTTCATTCATATGTATTGTTTGTTATTGCACTTTTCATCTTTACATTTATCATTATGCTTACAATGTACATTGAAAACAAACTATCTCATGGTATTTTATTCTCGACGGTTGTTATTACATGTATTATTCTTTTAGCAATTATTATCATGGTAGTGCTTGCCAATAATCAACGAAAGGAAACCAATTGGAATCAATACTATTGGGACCCTATTGAAAATAAAAATAAGAAAACTTGGGGTGAATGGTGGAGTGATATCACCAAGGAATAAGTGTTTCAACTTAAATTATACTAAATAGTTAAAACCGCAGAATTTGATGCCATTTCAAGTTGTTCATTTGAAGTAATCATTTTTACAAATACTTCATAAGGACGAACTTTTGTGTCAACTTGATAATCAAGTATATTTTCAGATATATTTTCTTTTTTCTCATTATCAACACAATCAATTGTTGATGTAGCTTTTTCAGATTCAACATGTGTCTCAACTTCAGTCTCAATTTTTGAATGCAATAACGGCAAGAACTGTTCTAATTTAGTATCTTTATCAAATAGATTTTGTTCCATAATGATTGAGTTTAAGTTTATCAACATAAGTAAGAATGCAATATTAAGAAGAATACCTGTATGTAAGTCATAATACATTACTATCAATATGCCTAATAAGAGAAGTATTTTGATAAACTTATTATCCAATAGTTGAAAAGGTTTTGCGATAGTAAAAAATGTAAGATACAAAATTACAAGTATTATAAAGCCTTTAACAATATATAATGGTTTGATATCGTTTGTCATTGAACACAGTTTATTATTATAAACAAAACAAAAAATATTGGTCATTGGTCTTCTTCAATAAAGCAATGACCTTTCAAGTTTATATTTGAAGACATTGATACATCAAATAACTCTTTACCTAAGACTTTGTATCCACATGATTTATAATATGTATAACGCTTCTTTCCTTGTTTAGCGAACAAACTAAAATTATCAACAATATCTATAACAAGTGGCACATGAACTCTAAGATGTTCAGGTGTTCGTAGAATACGCCCTACACATTGAATAACATCACTTTTAGGGGAGGCAAGAATTAATGTATCTAGTCCAGGACAATCAAAACCTTCTGATGCAATATGATATGTTGCTAATATAATTTGTTGTTCTTCACTTTTTTTCAAATCTTCATGTTTCATACCACCTACATAGAATCCGCTAGATAGACCAATTTTATGAAATGTATCATGTAAATCTTTTAAATGTTGTCTTCTGTCACTCAATACAAATACTTTTCTATTAGGTTCTTTTTCCAACACTGCTTTTAATATTTTTACAATAAACTCTGTGCGTGGTTGATAATTGCATATATTATTTATCATTCCTGATACATTTAGTTTAGTATCTTTACCATATCCTTTGAGTTCCATAGAATATAAAGGATTGGGTTGGTAAAATTCATATAGATTTACTTGAAGTGTATCATGTCTTTTAGTTGCTTTATGAACTACTCCCCCTAAATGCCACAAAAATACTTTTGTCAATCCGTCTTTACGTTTTATAGTTGCAGATAATCCGAGTGAATACATAAAATTAACTTTTTTTAATGCCTTACTGAAAACTTCGGCGGATGTATGATGACATTCGTCAACTATAACAAATCCGAACTCTTTCCACAAATTTTCTGGATAATCTTTCATGCTAAGACTTTGCAATGAGGCAATAACAACATCTTTATTATCAATATCTATTGTTTTAGCTTTTAGAAGTCCAACTTTAGCATCAGGAGAAAATTGGTTTATTCTTTCTTTCCATTGTTGTAAAAGTACATCTTTATGACAAACAACCATTGTTTTCTTTCGTAATTGACACATAATGTATATAGCCATGGTGGTTTTACCTCCACCACAAAATACATTCAAAATACCACCCATACGTGAAGGGTCTCTTGCAGCATCAAGAAACTTTCTTACTGGTTCTTCTTGTTCATGTCTTAAGTTTCCACAAAAAGAAACATTAATATCATGACCACTATGGAGTTTATTAGTATTTGGAGCACCAAATTTTTGAATACCATAGTATTTAGGCAAATAAAGTTTACTTTCGCTTTCTTGATACAATTTAAACGGTTTGGGTCTTTGATTTACATAGTCTTGACAAATGTAGGGTGATACACTTAACTCTTGTTTTATCTTATTAATTTCTTCTTCAGTCATATCATGTTTACTTATATTGTATCCTCTGAATGATAAAATTGTATTCATTGTATAATATTATTTGGTATCCTTATTCTAATAAATACTATAAGGATTTCGTTTATGTATTATCAAATTTTATGGAAAAAATTTATCTTACAAGTTAATAAACCATGTCTATGGCCATTGCTATTAAGAATACACTATTATTGGTTTTAATTATATTGATAGGGCATTTTATGTTGAAGAACTTGTTATTTGACAAAAAAATATTACATAATACAGTTCAAGACATAAATAAAGATGAACCTAAAACAACTGCTAAGAAACATCTTGATGTAATTGGAAATATTTCAACGGATACAGATATTATCAAAATAGTAGAACAAGCACCAATTGGAAATGATACAACATCAATTATAAGTTCTCCTTCTGGTATACCTTCATCTGAACATCTTCAATCTATGCATGGAGGACTTGATAAGGCAAAGGAAGAACTTCTTAAATTTATTGATGATGATGATGATGTTATGGAAAAATATTTTGATAACAAGACTACAACTAATAGTATAATTCCAACAGATAATTGTAAACCCAAACAAAATGATAATATGTTTCCATTAAGTACAACATGTGATCCTAATATTCAAAATATGTCTAAAGGTGATAAAGTGATTAAATCTAATTGTGATTTACTTCAAGACAAAAAACAATTATTAATATTGAATGAATATGAAAATGAGAATAGTATGAATGGTGGTTCATTATTTGGTGGACTTAATGCATTTGATGCATTTGATACAACATATTCACAATTATAGTCTATAATTATAAACAATTTCTAAAACACTTAAAAATTTGATATTATTCTTGTGTTAGTAAGATAAACATAAAAACTAATCCTATATTACCAAGTTTAAAGGTAATCAAAAATGATTATTGGAGAAATTTCATTTTGTGACTTTGTTGGTTATAATATAAAGTCAGATGATACTAAAAAATACATATTAGACACTATACAAAACAAATATGGTATTAAAATCATTACAAAGCATTTTGAAAAATATGATGATAGATTACTTACGAATTTACAAAATAAACCACATTTATTATCATTAAGAACAAACGGAAATCCATACTTTTTGTGTCTTACAAAATTAAATTTTGTTAACTATTGTATTTTCATAGATAAGAAAATACAACAAGGTTATTGTTTTCCACGTATGATTATAGCGCATTTTCATTTTCATGATAGTCTTTTTGATGACACAATATTAGATGGTGAAATGGTAAAAAATGTTGATGACACATGGAGTTATTTGGTTAATGACATGATTGTTCATAAAGGACAACATCTACTTGATTTGAATGTTGTAAGAAGAATAAATATGGTTTACACTATGTTAACAAATGACTTTATGAAAGATGAAAATGATATATGTAAAATCATGGTAAAAAAATATTTCAAATATACAGATACATCATATATTTTAAATGAATATGTCCAAACTGTCCCATATACATGTCGTGGAATATATTTCAAACCCTTGTTCTTAAAGTTTAAAGATATATTATTGAATTTTGATGATAATTTAATTAAAAAGGTAGAAAGAACAAAGTATAAACACGTAAAATCGTTTTTGTTGAATGAAGATAAAGATGAGATAACTCAAAGTCAATCTCCTTCAAATATCGATGATATAGATGTATGTTCAGATGCATCTGGTGCATCTTTGGCATCTTCAACATCATCTTCATCCAAATGTAGTATATCAACAACGTCTTCTATTAATACAATTAATATTGAAAAAAGACATTTTTTGGTAAGAAAAACTAATCTACCAGATGTTTATGAACTCCATGACAAGAATATGGTTTATGTATCATATGCATGTGTTCCATCATTAGCAATAAGTCGTTATTTAAGAGAGTTATTTGAAAATAAAAATATAGTAGACATTGTTGAAATAGAGTGTTATTTCTCACAACAATTTAAAAAATGGCTACCTATTTTGCCGTAAGTTCTTTTATTATTTGATTTATAGACTTAGCTACGCTAGGAATATCTACATTATTATCGTGATTATAATTCAAATATACACGATAAACTTTATCATTACTATCTAAACTATGCTCAAAGTTGATAAATATTCTATTTGATAATCTTAATGTAAGACGTTTCACATAGTGTTCATAATGTATAGAATTTGTAGAAGGCAAACTTAATATTGTAAGTTTATTTTTATTATGTGCAAAACATACTACATTATTGTCATCTAAAATACAAACATCCTTTGTATCAATGTTAAATATTGTAATATCTTCATTTTTATTGTTTTGATATACAATGTTTCCTACAATGGCTTCTTTATATTGTTTTTGACTGAATTTGTAATCTGAAGTTGAAGTCTTCTGTAAAAGGTCATAGAATGATTGTTTTGAGAACGATGTACTAATTTGAGTGATATCATTATCTAATTTAATATTCTTTCCTTGTGTAAAATGAAACTCAAAGTAGTTAGACTCACTATGTTTGGTAATGATATTAACAATTGTAGACTCCATTTGTGTATATTGCTTGATATATTATTTCTTTTTTTCAAATTTTTTAAATAATTCATATCAACATCAATAATACATACCAATCTTGAAAAATTTGAATAATATTTCTTGCATTTTAAACATAGTTAAAGATTTTGTTTATCATATTAAATATCCTCATAAAAACATAATCATGACCCAAGAAGATAATCCACGTGTATCTATTTTCAAAATCATAAAGGAAAAAAGCAAGATGGATGATGAACATTGTAAGGACCTTGAAATAGGCATTTATAATTGGGTTATAGAATTCAGCAATGAACATAAAATAATAAAAAACTGGAAAAATCCAAGATTCTATCGTATGTATGCTGAAAAAGCACGCTCTATTATTGCTAATATTGATACTAGTAGTTATATAAACAATAGTAGGTTGATGACACGTCTCGGAGAGAATGAATTTCCACCTCACGAATTAGCTTTTATGAAACCAGAAAATGTCTTTCCAGAAAGATGGAAAGAAACAATTGATGCATATTGGAAAAAATATGAGCATGCTTATGAAAAGAAGGACCTTGCTGTTACAAACTTGTTCCGTTGTGGAAAATGTAAAAAGCGTGAATGCACATATTATGAACAACAATTAAGAAGTGGTGATGAAGGTGCTACATTGTTTGTAAGTTGTGTCAATTGTGGACATAAATGGAAAATGAATTAAATAAACAAGTTACTCAATATCATTGTAATTTATAATATTTTGTATTACATTTAAATGATCTACCATGTAGGTATTATTATTTATTTTTCTATTGCATGGTGAATAATATATGTTAGTCCAAGTATTGGACCCAAGTGTATTTTTAAAATTCATTGCACTATCATCAACAAATAATAGTTTATGTGTTGGGAATTTGTTTTCAATTGCATTATATATTACTGAGTAAGGTTTCAAATAATTTTCATCATCATCAGACACTCCAATCACATCTCTAATATCAGTCATGTTTTCTAAAATATATTCATGTTCTCGTAGAATATTATAATACCATGTTTTAGGAGCATTAGTAAATAGAAAAATTGGTATACCGTTATTGACACAAAACGATGATAAAGTTTTTATTTCACTAAAATCCATCAAATCTGTTCTTAATTCACTATAGTTTATATTGTTATAAACATAATCATTGTATTCTTTTAAAGATATATCGTTAATACCTATAGCTTTAAGACCAAGCATAGTATGTCCAAATCCTCTATACAAATTTCCACAAATATCTTCTGCTTCTCTCATCAATATTGGTGGTGTTTTGTCAGTGTTCATTTTCATCCATGTATAAAGACTAGCTTTTTGTATAATTTTATTGCTTGCAACTCTGTTCTTACAAATTACACCATCAAAATCTACTAGCATTACTCGTTTCATTTTTATTGTTTATGTCATGTGTATGTTGTGCTTAAATGATTTGTTTTCATTAATTATGGATATCGTTAAATTAAGTTCACTTGAAGAACATAATAAAGCATTATATGAAACGCTTATTCAAAAAATTAATGTGTCAATGAAACAAAGGTGTTTTGAATTATATAAACAAGAGTTGAAGAAATCAGATGACATTATCAATAGATATATTATTACAAATATATATGTCATCTATGCTACTAAAAACAATGAATTAATTGGATACTTTAGTATTTCAAGATATGATCTAACACGTAATAATATATTTTTACAATTTTTATCATTATTAATAAGTCATCTTATAAAGCGAGTATTCATTTATGATGTGTTTATATTTCCAACACAACGAAATCAAGGACATGGTGCTTTTATGATAAAACATGCTATTAACATAAGTAAACATGTATATAAGAGTAAAATTATACAATTACATATCACTGATATAAAACTGGCTAAATTTTATGAAAAAAATGATTTTGTAGTTTCAAAACCAGACAATAGTTATACATTGATGACATATTATAAAACTATTTAAAGAAGATAATAATTGATTGATTACTTAACAAAATATGGAAAATACACAATCATTACCAATTATTGATGAAACCCTTTCAACAACAGAATCAGACATTAACACTGAGGAAGAGTTGAGTACAGATGAAAACAATTCATACATATCAGATACATCAGATGAAGACACTAATGAATACAGTGATGATGACACAGAAGATGATGCGTCTGATGAAGAGAGTTCAATTGACAACGATATGTCTGGTGCAGTTGATGATAATACATGTATTCTAAGAGGAAAATGGTTGTATGACGGTTCTAGAAGTGTTGACGATATGATTACTGCTCTTGAAAAAGAGATTATGCTATTAAAACATTTGAAGGATGATGGATGGGAAGTAGATGATGAAGTAGTAGATGATTATGCATATCTTTGTAAAACACCTGAAGAAAACACAGAAACTCCAGTAGTTCCTTCAGATGTTGTGTAAATATTTTTATAAATCTTCATCATCCTCATTCATTTCTACTTCAACATCTTCATATCCTTCTTCTATTTCATCAAGATAGTCACTTGTTGTCATTACCGTTGGTTTAATACCCATAGATAAAAGTTCTTGAGTAAATAACTTAAAAGCGTATGGTGTTTGAACAGTAGAGAAATCATATGATGGCACTGTACCTTCACCAGTATAACCTTCATAAATACCTAATTTTTTATTTGTAATAGCAATGTTTCCACTGTTATTATCAATATCATATTGATATTTATCACATCTGTCCATATGACTTTCATTTAGGAAAGTTGTTAATCCGTGTGCTAAAATTGCATTAACCTCCATTTCACCTATTTTAAGACCACCACCATTTCCACGCCCTTGAGTAGGTTGTCTTGTCCTCAATGTTCTGGGACCTGTATTCCTATAATTCATTTTATCAGCAACCATATGTTTCAATCGCTGGTAATATGTTGGACCAATAAAAATTTCAGTGGATATTTGATCACCTGTGAAGCCATTTGTCAATATTTCATTTGCATGTCTCTCCAAACCAAATTTATTTTCTAATAACTCATATAAAGACTCATAATCGTTATTATTAAATGGTGTGCTATCTACATAATTGCCACTCATTGCACCATATTTTGCCAAAACACATTCTATCATATGTCCAATAGTCATACGAGAAGGGAATGCGTGTGGATTGATAATAATATCAGGAACAACACCGTCCTTTGTAAATGGCATGTTTTCCGCTGGTATCATTGCACCACACACTCCTTTTTGTCCATGGGAAGAATTACCACACCACACTGGACGCCCTTCACGCCTTACATACAACACACCAACACCATTTGGAACTGTGCAACAATAAACTTTACCTTCATAATCTTCCCAACTATCATTCATGTTTCTATCTTTCTTGTATTTATTAATAATTGGTTCATTTTGTGCAGTATTTATTGTAAGTCTCCATGCATCATGTGTATGTGTGATGGTTCTTTGTATTACCCTTCCCTCATGTGGTATATTTTGATGTCCTTTAGGATACTTTAGACATTTGTTGGCTGAATACCCAGCATGCAAGCACAAGCGTTGGAAATCGTTGGCAAGTTGTGTGGAAGATGTGTCATACCTCATTGTCCCATTCTTCATAGTATGCCCATCCCCTAAACACATGCTATCAATCAATAGTTGGCATTGCTCTCTATTCAAATTCCACACCCAATTTGGAAGGTATTTATTTACCGCACCAACACTGTATTGTTGTAAATATCGTGAGATTGTTGTTTTATTTATTTGCCATGAATGTTCCTCTTCATCTGTCTTTTTGTCAAAGTTCTTACAAATTTTTAATTCCATGTTTTTGCAAACAACATCTAATGCTGTCTTCACCCTCTGTTTGTTTGCTGCAATTGAGACGGTTCCGTCTCTTGCACATCCTTCTGCCATCCAAATACCAAAGAATACAAGCCAATCATCTATATCAACAATAATATCATCATAACTGCGATTTGAAGTGTATCCTGGTATTTTGAATTGAACAATTTTATCTTTTGTCTTATTCAATACAAGTTCGCAAGGCACGTCATCATATTTTGGTTCCCATGCATCTGCGTTCTTTTTGTAATGCAACACTCTTCCATGACAATCCCTTGCAAACTCCATTTTATAGTCACTATTGCGAGTTCTAACATACATCCTGTGATTGTCAGTCACCAAAAGTTTAACATGATTACTATCAACTTTGTATAATTTTCCATTAAAATCAAAGGTTTGTAATTCAACTGGTTTTTGATAAACAAGTTTATTATCTACAAGTGTAGCAACCTTATCTTCTTTTGTTAGATGCTCAAAGAACATCCAACCCTTGTCTGTAAGAATTTCAGTTTCTTTGTCATAACAACAATTTTTGTCTCCCAGTTCAACAAGTCTGTTTTTTCTAAACCTGATTTTTAATTTTTTATTATTGTTGTTGTCAAGATATACAAATACCTTGTCAACAATACCAGATACGGTCTTATCTGCAACAATACTCTTGTCCTCATATACTTCACGTTTTATTTTGTTATTGAATATATTATTTTTACTACCTTCTTCCTCTACATATTCAGTAGTAATTTTACAACGACCAATAATAGCATCACCTTCTTTGATATATGTATTCACTAAAGGAAAACCATTATCATCCAATTTATTATAGTTGGCAAATTTCAGGTTGGCAAGGTTCTTTCCTTCTTGCACTAATTTCAACGGATTTGCAAAACGAATTGCTTCTTTTCCAGAGGCATTCTTGTTCTCATCTTCGCTTTCTACCATATTTTTGTAATACGTCAAATTGAACATTCCTCTTTCTACTGAACTTTTGTTAAATATAATACTGTCCTCTTGATTATAACCAGTGTATGTCGCTACTGCAACAATCAAATTTTGTCCATTACCCATTGTATCAAAGTTTGTATACTTTGCATATCTCGTAGGTGCAAGGTGCTTTTGAGGATAATTCATAACATATGTCATAGTATCAATACGACTATTGAAATTTGTAGCAAAGACACCAATTGCTTGTTTACATTGTCCAGATGAAAAAATATTACGAGGTGCTTGATTGTGATCAGAGAAAGGAGTATTAACTGCAACAGCACTCAACATAGATGAAGCATGTATCTCACAATGAGTAAATTTCTTTAAACCTTTAACAATTTCATTATAATCTACAGCAACTAATATACCATTTGTTTCCTCTACATCAACATATTCAATTGGTGCTTGTGTCTTATATAGTTCTCTAATTATATCTTCAATTTCAACAACATCTACTCCAAGTTTTTGTTTAATATATGTTTTTGGACTTCTGTATTCTGGAGAAATAGGACTGAACTCACTCTTTGACACTAATTCACCACGTATCAAGTCTAACCATTTGACTTTCTTAGCTTTAACATCTGGTATATACTTTTCAATTAGCAATTGATTTTGACTATTTACAACATATAATGGTCTGCAACAACGACCACTTTCTGTCAGGATGTTTATCTCTCCATTTAAGATGTCCCATGAAATACTTGTAAAAACATTAATCAATGCATTTCGTTTTAGCAATTTCAATAACTCATATATTTGAGGAGCATCCAAGCATACACCAATCCAATTGCTATTGACTAAAATCTTTGTTAGATGTTTAACATCTTTGGCATTCACATTATCAATATCTATCATACCAAACTCATACAAACAATCAATTATTTGTTGAGCGCTGATATCAAAGGTCACGTGGCAAAAAATGGCAAAGTTCTTCAACAAACCAATACTTGCACCATCTGGACTTTCACAAGGACACATAATACCCCATTGTGAAGTATGCAATTTATGAGGTCCTACTAATTTAACAGCAGTAGGGTCTAATGGAGTATTACACCTTCTTAAATGAGAAATCATACCAGCATAGGAAAATCTATTCAAGTCTTGAACTACTTCTTGTTTAATGTTTTCCAAATCTTTATAATCTTGATTTTCTTTGCCCATAATTTTTCCCCAACTACCTTTCAATGACTTTCTCAGTCCATCTTCAATAATGTTATATTGGAAAATTGTAGATAAATTACCATTATTTACCAAGTTTTCAATACCTGATGTTTTCCAAGGACCTTGATAGTATGCCCTATCAATATTATTTCTTACTATGTTCCTAAACTGATTGTAGTAATCCCTGAACAAGTTTGCTAATAAGAAACCAGAGATATCAACACGTTTAAACATATAACTGTCTCTATCAGTTTCTTGACGAATACCCATAGCAACTTTGGCAATTTTTGCAACAATATGACCTAAAAACATTGCCTTCTTTTTAAAGGAATAACCGACATTAGGGAACAAATCATTTACAAGAATGTATTTTAATTTACCTAAATTTCTGTATTCAACAAAGTTTGCCATATAATTCATTGCATCTTCTTGACTATATACATCTCTATTATCAATTACACTATACCTTAAGAACTCCAGTAAATTCTTGTTATTTGGGGCATCTATATCACTAACAATATATTCCAAAATATCTTTATCACTTTCTACACCCAATGCTCTAAATAATACAAAAATAGGAATTTCTTTAAAGATATTTGGTATTGCAACACTAATTGCATTGTCCACCATTTCACTCCTTTCACGAACTGAATTAACATACATATAATGTGTTTTAGGGAAAAGAGGATTCTCTACTGATGTACAACGAATTAGACCTTCGTGTGAATATTTGACATCTTTGCTTTTGTTAATAAAAATTCGGTTTGTTGCTATACGTTCTTGAGCAACAATCACCTTTTCTTTTCCATCAACAATAAAATAACCTCCTTGTTCATATGGACATTCACCCATCTCTTGTAATACCTCTTTTGGTTGGTCATGCAACACACACAACTTACTATGCAACATAATAGGTAATGCACCTATTTTTACATTTTTAAACATTCTCTCATAAACCTTATCTGATACTCCTACAGTTGTTTGTTGGATTGATACATGTATATTTGCATATAACTCTGATTGATAAGTCAAATCTCTTAACCTTGCTTCATTTGGATACAAAAATCTTGCTTCACCATTTTCGACAATTGTTGGTTTGTTGATAAATACCTCATTTCCATCTTTTCCTCCAATATAAACGTTAATTATATTCTTAGTAGCACCATTGTTTTCATTCTTTAATACTACAAAACTATTATTCAAAACCTTGATTGTATTTAAGACTTTATTTGACACAAAATCATTATATGAATCCAAATGATGTTTTGTCAGATAATAGGGATTAGTAGAGAAGTAATTATCAACGACTTCCCATGTGTCTTTATAAAAGGTCATTTATTATATTATGATTAAAATATTTTTTGGTAAAAGTTCGCTTTGCGTCTTTTAACACATAATATTATAGAAAAACAATTTATAATTTATATCATTTTACTTCTTTGACTTTCTTGCAGAAGTTGACTTCTTTACAACTACTTTCTTAGTTTTTTTTCCGCCTGTTAAAGTTTGAGCATATTGAAATGGAACATTTGGACCCTCAAATGCAGAACCAGCTTGACCATATTGAAGTGTTTTAACCAAATTACCCATTTGAGATGCAGGTTCAGATGCAAGGATATCAATTGCACTTGTATCAAGTGTCCTTGTGACAATTGGACCATTTGGGGTAGATTGATTAGGAATGTTGTAGTTGTAACCAACATCTAACAATGGTTGTTCGGCACCTCCTTTTTTATTATATAAATTGAAAATGCCACTATTATCATATTGATTCATGTGAAGCATTGAATTACCACCACACATTGGACACATTCCACCTTTTTTAGAACGTTGAATAGGTTTTCTGGTCTTGCTAGCCTTGTCAGTCTTTCTAGGTTTAACAGACTTGGCAACAGGTTTTTCAGACTTTGCTACAGTCTTACGAGATTTTGTGCTTTCGGTTTTTTTTGATGTTTTTGTGGTAGACTTTACTTTACGTGGACCTTTTGACCTCTTGGCACCACCAATAATATTTGTGAAAAGACCATCGAGTTTGTCAAAAGCTTCTACTTTGACGTCTGCAACTACGTTTTCAGATGAAACAGAACCACCTTTCATTTTTATAATTTATGAGAATATATTATTTATTTTGAGTTTGAGTTTTTCATTACAAGAAAAGATATTGAAGGACATATAAGAAAGACAACATTATAAGTTCGTGTTCACATATTATTTCCATTGTCATTCCTATTGGATCTATTTCAATAACATCCTCTTGATTTTTAGTATGAACTTTGTCATGCATTGCAAGTATATATTGTGACACAACTTCAGAGTTCATTTCTGCTCTTGTTAAATAATGATTGAAGAATATTAGTATGTCAAAATAAGCTTTTGGTATAAGTGAACTCAATGCAAATAAATATGGTAATAAGTTAATAGAATATTGGTTTGATATTTCAATTATTTTTTCATTATAAGTCATTATTATATCACTTTCACAAAATGCATCATATTCTATCATTGATATATTTTGTTTTTGCATGTAATATACCTTGAAATCACCATCAGATAAAACAAAATCTTTCAAAATTCCGGTTTTCATGTACTGACATTATCATTACTAAAGAACAAAAACAACACAGATAAACGTACATTTTTACATACTTCAATACATGTCATAATTGTTGTCTGTAAATTCATCAAATCTATAAGGTCCTTGATAATCTCTTGATGTTAACTCTTTTTTATATTTCTTAAAAACTATTTTTACAAGTCTATATGTAATAGATTGAACTTTTATTATTCCTTGTTTTAAGTCATTATCTAGTTCATTGCTTTCAAATACTTTTGAAATGTTAGGTATTATAAAGTGCATAGAATGTAATAAATTTAATATTTCACGTCGAATATCAATTAATATCTCTGTATACGTAACAGCATCGTATTTTCCTAACATTACATTAAAATGCAATTTTAAGAAGTATTCTGAAAGTATTGATACCTGTAATAATGTTATTTTATCATATGTTAACAGAAATCGTAAGTCATACAATGCATTCATCATGTCTTTATTTGCTTTTATGTATTTGAAATTTTTAGTAGGTTTATGTAGTAAATATGTAGATTCCACAACAAAAGCTTTCGGTGCAACTTCTGGTAGTATCTTTTCCAAAGTGTCTACAAAAGTAATAATATCATTGTTTTGTTTTACTGTTTCTATTTGTCTACTTGAGTATATTATATACAACAAAAACAAAGATATCAAGATGAAAAATGCACGTGCACTGTCATAATTCAAGAATATAATATAAAATACAATAAACAAAACAATAAAACCAATAACTTTTGGTTTATTATCTGATTTAAGTAGGTCATCAATATCCCATTGTTTTACCATTTTCCACTACTCTCTATTAAGAATAAAAATAGTGCCATCAATATGAATGTAATACCCACATAAATAGGACGGTCCTCTTTAGTAATAATAATATAAATATCATTTATTGTTTTTATAAGAACTATTTCTTCAATAATGTTCTTCCATGTTCTTCCAAGTTTAGTAACAATAGCAATAATATTATTATGAACAAATTCACCATCATATAAATCTTTATCTCTATAATATTTTACAACTTCATTGACTGTATCTAAAACCTTTTCTTCTTTTTTTATTAAATCTTCATAGCTACTTTCTACATTCCCTCTTTCAATTATTTCTTTTATGTTGTTATATTCACTATATGCTATTTGTTTCATTTTAACATATGAGTATATATAATAAAAAAAAGTAAAAAATACTAAATTATATCAATTAAATCAACATGCCCTAGAAGCATTCTCCTACAACATATCTTATCTAATCCAAGTTCTTCAAACACTTTTTGTCTCACAGTTTTATCATAATGTTGTGTGTTCATGTCTAATTTGTCAGTTTCTGTTTGTTCACCTTCTTTTTTTTGTTTTTCTTGCTCTTTTTCTAATTCCTTACATCTTTTGACATAGTAATTGTATTTGTCGGCAAGAACCTTTCCACAAGTAAAACATTTTATAGGAATAATCATGATGTTTATAATATAATTATATTATAGTTTTCTTTAAGCACAATAATATACCTCCTTAAAACTTCAAATTTTTATATCTCAATTGACTTCTAATCTATATTATTTAATGATAATAAATATACTTAAAGTTATTTATATAGTTTTTATATATTTCTTTCCCCTTTAATCATGAATAACATTGCAAATATTGGTCAAATTTTTATGAATTTTCAAGCTGCAATTGCAGGAATACGTTCAGAATGTGAAAACTTGAAAACCCAAGTTTCTTCTCTTCAATTTGAATTCAACAACCTAAAGACTTCATCTCTTGCAACAAATAATGAAGAAAAAGACGCATTACATGAAAATTTCAATAAACTTACAACATATGTTGATGAAATAAGTAATAGTATGACTACAAAAGTTCAAGATCTTTCAACACAACTTGTACAAGTCGTTCAAGTTCAAAACAATGTTGCAACCGTTGAACAATTGACACTTGATTTGGAGGAAACAAAGAATAATATTGTCTCTTTATCTACTCGTCTTCATGTTGTCGAACAGAAAGAATACTTAAGTAAAGATGATGTCAAGTCTTTAATTGATAAGTCGCTCTCAGTTCTATTGGAAGGATTGACATTTGAGAATCATAGTTTACCAACAAATTCTAATGGATTGGTTGATTTACAATTATCTCCTATTTTGGAGACAACATCCGAAAGTAAAAGTTCAGAAGAAGATGAAATTAATACAATGAGTGATAGTAAAGAAATTGTAGTTGAAAACATCTTACTTGACACTAATACCACTAACCAATCAACAACAACCAAAAAGGGACGCGGAAGGGGGAAAAAGTCTACAACTCTCTAATATCATCTTGAAAATATTTAAAACATCTTATATAATCTTTTAAAAATGCACTTTCACTTGACAAGACACATCCATTTGACATGTATGTGTTATATGCAAATTCATATCGTGATTTTGCTTTTGTATAATCTTCATTTTTCATATGATACAAACATTCTTGATGAATGAAATCTGGATTATTTTTAATTGGGGTTTTTAGCAATAGTTTATCAACTTTTTTCTTATCCTCATTAGTTGGATTATCTTTCGATACAAGAGACCTCAACTCATTGTAATCATTATTGAAAATTAGAGGATTATTGGCGTTCATTTTACTTAAAAACATACCATACTTGCTTCCATCAATAAAAATATTTGGAATACATTGAACAGTTGATACATCCAATGTATCTGCTATATAAGACAATTGAATGTTATTTACAAATTTTATTGGTTTATACATTCCAATAAGTTTAGATGCTACTGAACTTGATACAATATACGAGTCGCAAAATGGTAAGACCTTGAAAAGTTCATGGGTATCTTGAAATACATAGGAACTTTTATCAACGTTTTCACTTGTTGTTGGCATTCCCAAAAATACAATTTGGTGTTTAGATTGAAGAGACCCCAGTAATCTATCAAGATTATAACACATTCTTTCTTCATAAAGAATATCATCCTCAAGTATCATATTAATTTCACTATCATTTGAGTTCTTAGAGATGAGTTCTAATGCATGTCTATGTTTAAGAGTATTTGATAATTGATTAACATGCATATTTCGTAGAAGTTGATTGTAAAACTCTGTTTTGGTATCTGTTATTTTTTCATAACTTACATAATCTCGTATAATTTGCATATCAATTTTGTCAGGGTCATAATCATCAATTACGTTAACACTTGAAATAACAACATTACTAAAACGATGTTTTTTCAATGCTATTTTAAAGTTTTCTATAACACTCTCTCTTTCTTTCATATATTTGGCATGGATGAAGTAAATATTTAGTTTTTTCATCTTGATTAATAAAAGCAATTTATAATTTTCTGCCGAAATAAACGCCTTATAATACCATAAAATTTGATAATTGATTTAAAAATATTTATATAAATCAATACAAGATACCTCAACATGAAGTTTTGTAATATTTGCAATAACGTTTTCTTTATCAAAGTCAATGAAGATAAGGATATGATTTACTTCTGTAAAAACTGTGGAAATGAAGAAATCCAAAAAAAAGATAATGGAAGTATTTGCATCATTGAAGATAACAAAATTGATGATGCCAGTAAATATTCACAATATACCAATAAGTATCTTAAATATGACCCAACACTTCCTCGTGTCACTAATATTCAATGCACAAATCAAAAGTGCTCACGACCAACAAACACCACACATGAAGTTATATTCTTAAAATATGATCATATGAATATGAAGTATTTGTATCATTGTTGTCATTGTCAACACTTTTGGAGAGTTTAGATTAAGTCATATAAAAAATTGATGCTTTTATTATTTATATATATAAATTAATAATGGCGTCCTCTAAAATTATCCAAGACGATTTTTATGATATTATTCGGTCATATGATCCAACAAAAAATAAAACCAAAAACATTCTTACTAAGTATGAACGTGTAAAGATAATTGGTTTGAGAAGTGAACAACTTCAACGGGGAGCTGATCCATATGTCCCAATTGATAACAAAATTGACTTTAATCCAAGAGATATCGCAATTGAAGAATTGAAAAACAATAAACTTCCTTTTATGTTAAGACGATTGCTACCAGATGGAACATTTGAATATTGGAGATTAGATGATATGATAATATTGTAATAAAAATAAATATTTAGAATCTATCAAAATTTGTTGAATAGTATACTTTTTTTATTCCATACTTTTGTATAACTTTCTGACAATCACAACATGGTCTTGAGTATTTCAATGGACATTGGAGTTTAGTGTTTCCTATCCGCACAACATACATTTCAGCATCTTGAAGTATATGCCTTTTCTTTGCTTTTACCTTCAATAAAGCATCAACTTCGGCATGAATACTATATTTATGACACATATGTTCATGTTTGTGATTAAAACCACAACCAATTATTGTATCATTATGTACTAATATCGCACCATGTTTATGTTCCATTTCCGATTTATTTGCTACTCTAGCAGCATGTTTTAAATAATATTGTTGTCTTTCATTACAATTACGTGGAATTTCTTCACTCTCAAAATTCATGCTTTTCAAACTTGAATTATACAAGTGTCTTATACACGTAATTGATTGTATTATAATACTTTATATGATTTGAAATTTGTATTTCACCACATAATCAAATTTTAATTTAATTTATTTATTTCAAAAACATTTTTTTTAAAACAATAACTGCAATGAATGCAATAATTGCTTTTATAATAATATCATAGTATGGAATTTTATCAATTGCAAAGTACTTCGATAAATATTTATCAGCAGGTATAAAGTTTACTACAATAAATAACACAAATACAAACGCTGCTAATTTAACATCATCCGCAATATTTGTGATGAATGACATAATGGAACCATCATTTTCCATATCATGTATGTTATGATTTGATACATTTGAAAAATGTTGAGGTTGTGGAGGGTATTGTCCAATATACCCATTCATACCCATATACTGTTCATATGAAGGTTGTGGAGGTTTTTGAATTACAGGTTGTGACATCATTTGAGGTGTCATTTGGGGTGTCATGACTTGTGGAGGCATTGATGGTTGTTGCATCGTGTTCATTTGCATATTCATCATATTTGTTGAATTTTCATTTACATCATTTCCACTTGAACCACCATTTATCTGATTCAACACATCTTGGATTGTTGCATCATCTTCATTAACAACATCTGATGATATTTGCGTGTTTTGTGGAAGGGACATCGTATTAATAGCATTTTGTGCTTGAAGTACCATATGTCTTTGTTGCTCATTTACAAAAGTGTTTTGACCATTACTCATAGGAAGTTGATTAATTGGTGTAGATTTTGTATTCATTTGATAATAGCAAAAATAAAAAAATTATCAATTAAACACACTTCGTGGCAACTGGAGTATATTTATAACAATCATCATCTATTTTATAATATGTCTCTTTGATTTCTTGCATTGAAGGACCTTGAATTACAATGCATTTATGTCCTGTACATGCTTTTTTAAACATAGTAGCTAATCCAAACCCAAGAATGATAGACAATACAATTCTTCCCGTTTCATTCTTAACAAGTTCTTTCAACATGTGTATTAATAAGTGTTCAGTTTATTTATTTTCTTTAAACTAAAAAAATTATATATAGTAAAACTTACTTGTTACGCTTATAGTTTCATCTACATTCTCATTCACTTTCACTTCATCAACAATGTTTTCATCGTTTTCTGTATCACTTAGAACTGGTGAAGATAATGTCTCTAGTTCATAATCATGTTCATTTGAATAATCACTATAACAATCACCGTTGTAAGTATAAGAGTAATTACTTGAACAAATACTTGAATTTTCCCATAAGTCTTGCCACATATTTTCAAATGCATTAACATAATCAATACTGCTATCAATATTGTAAATTCTTTCCTTTTCTTCATCAAGATATTCTTTCATAATTTTGTAAATTGGTATGTATTCTTCATAATCTTCACTATAATATGAAATATAGTCATGAATATCTCTGTCATCGTCATTCCATGGTCTTGGTGTGTATGAAGTCATTGTTAGAAATGTGGTTCTTTTAATAATCCAACACTTGTTTATATTCTATTTGCTTCTTAAACAATATATAAATATTATTTGTAACTAAGTCTTAAGTAATTTATATTTCAATTAATACGTGTGCCACCTTCAAGTAATGCTTTTTTTGCCTTTTTTTGAATTGTTGCTTTCTTAGACATAGGTTTTACCACCTTCACAACTTTTATTGTTTTTCTTAATTTGGGACTTTCAAATTTTATATTCTGTGAACTTGCATTTTCATCTTTCCATATAACATAATTTTTAATTGGTTTATTTACTATTTCTTCCAATTCTTGATGCATTTGTGAATTTTGTTTGTGTATTTTTAACAACTCATTTGCTTTGTTTCTTTCTATATGAACATCGTCTTTAAGACTTGATATAATGTTTAATGCCCTTTGTTTATTATATTCAATCTTCTCTTGCAATAAAACGGATGGGAGTATTACTTCTTTTGTATGATTGTCTGATATATAAGCAATTACTTCATCTATCTTATTGTCAATTACACCTATTTTTTCAACAACATCATTATAAGCAAGTTTGTAAGCTGATGGATTTTCTGATATAATAATTTTATCATATAAATCATTATATTTTAATAATAATGTTGTCTTCTCCGCTTCTAATACCTTAATTACATCATCAACAGTTTTAAATGATGGGATTTCTACTTTTTGTTTTCCATAAATAAGATGGTTCTTCTTTATAACAATTGAGTTATCACTTGAAGCTTTTGTTATAAGAGTTTTAAAATTTGTATATTCGACACTTGCAAATTTATCTGCAACTGTGTTTTCTATATTTTGATTATATTCCATTATTATTATATTACAAAAAGATATTACTTGAATACTACATCAATAACACAAAAGAAATAGAAACTTAGTATAGCAAGAACCACTACAAATACACCAAAGGAAAACATAGTTTTGTCATCTCCAATACCAAAAGATTTTGGCGCACCATCATTTGCAAATATTAATGAAGGTTTGGACGTATCAATAAGAAGAATCAATAAAATAAAGAAAACACAAGCATATAACAATCGTGTATTTAACTTCATAATTGTATTATATTATAACTCACAAAAATTATGTTTTGTTATAAATTTAAGCATTATAATATAATATAATGAAACCTACCATATTGCTACATGTTCTTTCTATAATTATTATTATACATGCTCTACATCTTATTTTAAAAAATAAAACTTCCAAAATATGTTGTGATAATAAGGAAACATTTCTACCAAGACTTTCTACAATTCTTGATGAAAAACCGGATAATCTCATTATCAATGTTCCAACAATATTATTTAATCCTCAAATTGAAGATCAAATTATGAATATTAAAAATATCATTATCAATACGCAAAATTCAGAAGAAATTACAAACAATACAACATCCTTGACTACAACTGATGCCTTTTCATTTTCTCATAATGAAAAAAACAACAAATCCCTTTTGTTCCTTTCACCCCTTACATATGAAAGAGGCTTTATGTTCATTAAACCTCTTGAACTTCAAACTAAAACTATCTTTGAAGATGATGTAGTTATTGGTTATTACAATTCAATTGACAAAAGTATAATTCAACTTATATATTCTTCTATGAAAGATAGATACATAACACCTCAATATATCCTTAAAAAGATACCACAAGATATGAAGATATCAAAAAACACATATACTAAATTAGGACTCGATAATATTTGTATTTTTACATCTATTCATGATAATAGTCTATATTTAAGAGACTATATTGTAAATGAATTCAAATTTGATGTTGTTGATTATGCAGACAGACTCGATGTGTTTAAATTGAATGTAATTACACCATTTACAAAAATAAAGACTGCAGATTTCTCTACAATATTTTCACAACTTAAGGGACAGTATCTTCCACGGTCAATTATTACATTTGATATTATTCTTATAGGTTCAAAAGCAATAACAAAAAGGAATGTAAGTGTTGAACTTCAAAAAATTCTTAAAATAGTTAATAAACCAGATGCTATTAACTTCTATCATATACACTTTGATGTCTTTCCAGAAGCCAAGCAATCTGCCAATAAATTAAATGAATTTACACAAATTAGAAGCGAACTGCAAATATTAGAGCAATTTGGAGATACACTTAAAAAATTACATATATTCCGTTTTAATACTAATGTAATTGGTTTTTACGATTCTTTTAACAACACTTTCTTGGTTAATGGGACATCTATACATGACATTCCTCTTAAGAATAAATCACAAGTTATTTTAGAAAATCAAACTAGAGTTGAAGAGAATGGTAAGTATCAAGTAACCAAACTTGACAAAAAGCAAACAGTTCTTTCAAAAATGCAAGTACCAAAACTTACAATTCAAACCAATGAATTTGAACCAGGATATAAATGCACAGATCCCAATATAAAATCTAAATCTTTATGTGAAACTCCATTCCAACCAAGTGGTGAACTAAAAGCAAAAAAGACTTATTGGGATAAACCGTGTGAAAATCATTCAGATTGTCCTTTTTATCAAAAAAATAGGAATTATCAAAACTATAGAGGAGGGTGTATAGATGGACGTTGTGAAATGCCTTTAGGTGTTAAAAATGTATCATTTCGTAAGTATGAAAAGTCTACACAACCATTATGTCACAACTGCAAAGACCCTTTATCATCATTTTGTTGTAATGAACAAGAAAATAAAAGTGTCTATCCAACATTAAAATCACCGGATTATGCATTTGAACTGGATTCTTTTGAAAGACTTCGTTATAAATCTTAAATTATATACCCATTGGTTGTAAAGTATTGAAAATATTGAAAAAGACAACATTACCAATTATGCTTGATATAACACGAAATTTAAAACCAGCAAAGTAATCCTTTTGCACTTTTACACTTCCATTAAGATTATTTGTATTATTAATACGTACCGTTTTACACATTTTCATTGTAAGCATGTAATCGAGTGGTGTATTTACAAAAGATGATATGTAACCTGTAAGTATACTTCTTTGAAAATTATTTATAAATGGACAATTTACTATTAAAAACGAATTAACACAAAACTTGACAAATGAGTCTGGAATATCTGTTATCAAATTTGCTAACCAACTTCTACTATATAAATCCCATGTCATATAACACATAACTTCTTTAAATGCTGTAAGTACATTTTTTGATTTTACAAACATTATGTTTTTTGCAATAAAAGTTGTATGCACTTTGATAAAAGAAGTTATAAAACATGATAAAATGCTTGAATAGAAAATTGATGTTGATTTGTTTTGATATAATGAAAACAATTTTATCAGATAGAAAAATATATTATAATTGATGAAACATTGAAATATTGATGTTATCATAAATACTTGAAATCCTTGATACAATTCTAATGGATTCTTCCATTTTCGTTTTACTTGTTCATATACTTTGCATGTTTCAAATGGATATGTTATACATAATGATACTGCTTTACTTAATGTTCCATTAACTGCAATATTAAAACTTTGAGAAAACAGTGTTCTATCTAAATATGACGCATATGCTCTTATTGACAGTTTCGTTCTTTTACGGTGAAGAACCAGTACTCTTGTCCCTTTAAATTGTTTCTTACTTGAGTTCAATTTAAATGGGTTGTTAAGAGTGTTACAAGGAGATATATATCGTAACATAGTATATGGATACAATTAAATTACATATTTTAATTACAATAACCTTATGTGTTATATTATTATTTATTAGTTTATCATATCCATACCGATTATGTGAAAACTTTTCATTTAATACACGGTTTGATGAACTAAATATTTTACCCACACATTATTTTAACGAAATTACATTGGATGATATGAATAAATCATTGAAAAACATAATAACATTGCCAAATAAAATGCTAACAAACAATGATGTTAGTATAGACATCACACCACACAAAAAACTAGTAGAAAATCGTGTTAAAGATTTCTTACAACATGTTTTAAACTCTCATAATATTTTACACAACATAACTTCTATTCACTTATTATCAATCAAACAACATATAAATGACTTTTACATAACATTAAAAGCAATTTTGCATAAAGAAGGAAAAATGTATGGGTTTTCCACAAATGTTATGGTAAAAACATCAAAGTCATTTGAAATTTATGAACTTGTTAAAATAGAAGCTTTTGAAATTATATTTGAAGATAATATTAATATACTTCCTGGGTTATCTTCTTCACACACCAATTATAGACCTTACCATTCTTCACCCTATAAATTTGAAAATGATGAAAATATAGAACTAAGTGATAAAATGAAAAGTCATATACTCGCCCAGCAAAAGTATGGACAACAACAAGAGTAAAACAAAATTGTTTTAAGTTTGTATGTATTTGAAAATTATATATTATAAATTCAATGATAATGAATGAACAACGACCAAAAATAATAATGACTTGTTTCGCTGGTAGAAAAAAAAATATGGAGGTTCTTTTACGATACATTGATAAATTGCATTCACAAGGTGATATTGACGAATTTCATATATGGAATTTTACACGTAATTTACAAGATGAAGAATGGTTGTTGAATAACTTCAAAGACACATTTCATGATTCATTTACTGAACCACTAAATAATTTAACTGAAAAATACATTAAAACAAATTCATATGACTATGTGGATACAAATATGAACATTCATAAAGGTAATAAAAAAGTTATTAAATTTAAGGCAGAACATGATGCACATATTTTACTCACAGATACAGAAACTAATGAAGAAGTTGCTGAAATTTGCTTAGGAGGATGGGGAAATACAAAAAGTGTCATTCGGCATTTCAAACAAGGAACACCAGTAACATGCTATGATGGACAAATATGTTCTTTACATAAATCTACAGATATAACAATAGAATTTAATAATAATAATGTCATTAACGTCTTTAACAATGGAAATGACAAATGTATTTTATCGATTGTGATAAATCATAAAGAACACAATGAGATAACTTCTCTAAAACTAAATGTCGCTTCTTGGAGTAAAAATGATATTTGGTGGTTTATTGAAAAAACACAAAAAGGAAATGAGGAATATACAAATAATTACATTAAGTTATACACAGTTTATAACAAAAAGAAATGGCTTGAATACTACAAACATTATACAAAACAAAGATATCCTAACAATGTTATAATAAAGTGTGATGATGACATTGTTTTCATTGATACTACAGAATTTGCATCATTTATCAAAAGAAGATTAGAAAACAAAACAGAGATTCTTGCATTTCCATCTATCATAAACAATGGTGTATGTGCATATCATCAACAAAAACACGATGTATTACCAGAAAATATTGATAAATTTCCATATGACACATTGTGTGGAAAATTATGGGCTGATGGAAATTTATGTCAAAGATTGCATGAATATTTTACACAACAATATCAACAATGGTTGAACAAAACTTATAATATTAAAGATAATATTATTAAACATCCTATTGGAGACAGAATTAGTATCAATTTCTTTGCAATTCTTTCTAAAGATTTAGATATATTCCAACAAATTGGTAATGATGATGAGCATGAACTTACAATAAGAATTACACAAGATATCAAGAAACATCATTATATCGATACACATTTCACTGTTTCTCACCTCGGATTTTTCAAACAACGCGAAACTGGACTTGATGAGAATCATGTTTTAAATCTATACACTCAACTTGCTAATGTTTATTTGAATTGAATTCTTGTGTGTTTTCACTTAAGATTTAATTAGTTTTATTCATTAAAATATTTCTAATCTATAATGTTTTGTTGCTGTCCATCTTGGTTTTCTTGGAAAAGTAAGAACACTATTGATTATGAAAGATATGTTGATATCTCTCCATATGATACACATGCCGAAGTTCAATGTCAAAATATTGTAGAAAATCCAAATTGTAATCAAGATTGTAATCAAGATTGTAATCAAGATTGTAATCAAGATTGTAATCAAGATTGTAATCAAGATTGTAATCAAGATTGTAATCAAGATTGTAATCAAAACAGTAATCTTTATTTTACCCTTTCACATGATAATACAATTAAATCACTGAATGGTAAAATTAAATGTGGGGTTGAAGAAATATGTGTTTTCCATTGCAATATTCCTAATGTTAATGAAGTGTTTCCATCCAGTGTCAAAACTATAAAAATTACTTTCTCAGGAGTTAAACGTTTTAGTACTTGTGTAATACCATCAGGTGTTTCTCAAATAGATTTATCTTTCAATAAACTTCAAGAAATACCAGATGCTATATTTAATGCATTTATTAGGAATCCCAGTATTTCCATTAATCTTAAAAATAATGATTTTTGGTTTTCAATGTATTCTGATATAAATCCATCATTGGTATCTCCAAAAACAGTAAATGAATTAATGAAGGCACATCGTATGAATCTTATATCTACACACAAAGTACATTATGCTATTCAAGTTTTGAAAGAAAAAAAGTTCAATGATGAAGCACGAATATTAGCTCAGCGTATTGGAGAACAAGTTAAAATACGTGTTAATGATGGTGGTTGCACGTGGGAGAATAAAGAAAATGTTCATTACACATCTATCCAAGATAGTCTTAAAGATTCTATTGATAAATTGAATTCAATCTCAACTTCACAGAGTAATGATACTGTTTTGAGTATAATTCAAGATACAGATTTACGAAAACATGTTGAAAATGACCTTCAAATATACCATGATTATGCATCTCTTGTGCAAAAAGTATATGAAGTTGCTTTGAAATTTGGAGTGGACTTCAAAATAATAGAAGATGAATTACGAGATGGTATGGTAGATACTTGTTTGACGGGGAAAATAAGAAGGATTGTAAGTGTATTGAATGGATTTGTTCCCGGTCTTTACATCGGTATAAGCAAGAATGAAGAAATTGCTAACTCAATTATTGTAATTCGAAATCGTAATGCAAAGTTATATGAAAACAATACAGAACTTTACATTACAGAAACAACTCCTGAAGTCTTACAAATACTTGAAGATGCATGTATTCCACTTCACGAACAAACAGTCTGGATTGAATATATATAACTCTATTTTTTATTATCATAATCATATACATGATTATCATTTCTATCTTGAGTAGAATGCGTCATTATAAAACATTTTCTTCATAACAAATAACAATAAATGTTTCGGACATTTATATTTGATAGTAATAACAAGTTGTTAGTCAAGGGTGATATTAATATAGATGATGGAAATAGTAATTTGGTAATTCTTCGGTCTGATACCGATGATATCAATTCCTTAAAAGTAATAGGTAATGCTAAGGTTACAAGTAATATTTATGCATTAAACAAAGTAGGAATTCAAACAAGTAATCCAAAAGTTGGACTTGAGGTAAATACAACAGATGCAGTGCTTATTTCAAAGGGAACAACACTACAAAGACCATCTATACCAGTTTTAGGACATGTCAGATATAATACAGATACTAGTCAATTTGAAGGATTTGGTGCAGGAGATGCTTGGGGATCTTTGGGTGGTGTAAAAAGTACAGACCAACTTACATTTGTCAGTGCTGAGCAATACCCAACATCTAATGATGGTAATATACGTTTTGTAAATAGCAATATTGAAACAATGCGAATCACTTCTATTGGAAATGTAGGTATTGGAACACAAAATCCTGATGAAAAACTTGATGTTCACGGTAATGTTAGAGTAGAAAGCAATTTATATGTTATGAGTAACCTTGGAGTGGGCAAATCCAATCCAACTGTAAAAGTTGATGTTATAGGAGATGTTAGAGCATCTAATTTTATTGCTGCAACAACATTGTATACTTCTAATATAATTTCATCAAACATAACAACATCCAATTTTGCAAGTTGCAACATTAATGTAAATAGTATTATTACCTCTAATATTGTTGCTTCTAACTTAGTGCTACTGAACCAAAGTATTTCTACTGCTAATGTTGTAGCATTTTTGGATGTAACCACATCTAATGTATATGCTGGAAATGTTGATGGTGTTTTTGTGTTTTCATCTAATATTGAAACAAGTAACTTATACTCGATATCCAAAGCAACAATTGGACATAAATATCCTTCGTCAATTTACACTCTTGATGTTCTTGGTTCAACATACATCTCAGGAGAAACTATATTAAGTAATAATCTTGCAGTTTATGGATCAATGAATTTACATAATGATGTTAGCATAACAGGTAATGTTGGTATCGGAATTTCAAATCCTCTTTGCAAACTTCATATAGATGGTGCAATAAATTCTACAGGTATCATTACTGGTCCAACTATTATATCGCTATCAAATATTGGTGTATTTTCATCTAACACTGCAATTAGTTCTTCTAATACAACAGTATCACTAAGCAACTTTGTTTATCGTCAAAACACAACCAATATAAATTGGGCAAGCAATACTGCAATTAGTTCTTCTAATACGACAATAGCATTGAGCAACTTTGTTTATGGTCAAAATACAACCAATATAAATTGGGCAAGTAATGTTGCAATTAGTTCTTCAAATACGACAGTATCACTAAGCAACTTTGTTTATGGTCAAA